ACCATTGGTATAACCAGATCCTGCATTGGTAATAGTGGCAGTTAAGATACCACCGGTTGCATTGACATTCCAGTCAGATGAAACTGGAAACTGGAAGATTTGAGAGAAGAAGCCTGCAGATCGCTGTGCGCCTACAGCAAAACCTGCGTCATACCATACGTTTTCACGTGTGTTGTAGATGACAGCGTTATTGCACTCGGTGGCATTGCCTGATGGGTAAAACCACCAGATCTCGCCAAAACGTGGAACTTTAGTTACCCAAACTTTTTCGCGTTGAGCATAGTTTAAATTGTCAAAAAAGTAGTTTTGGTTAAAGTTGTTAGGAATCTCTTTTACAACACCGTTATAAAGCAAGAACCTATCAACGCCGCACCAGTAATACACACCGTCGTACTCAATTACCGACTGGCTTGAAAGAATAGATGACTGGCTAGAGATTAAGTCATACCGCCAAAACTGCGGAGGTGAGCCTGCGCCACCAATATAAGACACTCGAATTAAAGAATCCAAGCTCCAAAAGAGGCCCGATGGTGCATTTGATCCACCACGTACAGGTAATCCTTGGACAATCTTGCCGGTGGCCACTGAGACCTCGTTGGCATCAGCAGATACCCAATCATTTACATTACCTGCCGAGCAGTTCTTAATTAGGCCATCATTGCCGTAAACAAACACGTAAGGGTGCAAAGTAACTACACCGCCTGAGACTGAAACCTGATTGTCAAATGTTAACGTAATGCTAGAGCCGTTGGCTGTTGCAGGTGCTGAAATAATTAACGTTGTGGATGCAATCGATACCACAGTGGCGCCAGCCGGTATGCCTGTGCCTGTCACCAACTGGCCCGCGCCAATTTGTGTATTGACAGCAGACATTGTAATAGAGGCTGATCCACTAGTAATAGTGGCAGCAACTGCTGTAAATACACCAATAGGCGACAAACTTGTGCCTGTAATTGACCCGCCAAGAACAGGTGTATTAGTGTTATTGTCAATCAGCGTAAGGTTTTGTCCTGGGTGTGCAAGCAATAAGTTATTGCCTGAACCCGTGCCATCAAAAAATGCGTCAAATTGCCAAAGGTTATTGGCGTTGGCCGTAAACCCTGACAAAGTCATATCAGTAATGCCTGAGCCAATACCACTATTGCTAATTGGCAGCACTTGCAAACCGCCTGAATAGCCATTAAAAACGTTGTTAAAGCTTTGTTGCGGGTTTAAATAAATGCCACGACTTGGACCTGCCAAGTCATTTACAATCTCTCTATAACCACCCATCTTACGTGGACGGCCGCGCTGAAACCTTACCCAGCGGCCGTCAGTATAAGCGTCAGCATCAAAGGTGGTGCCATCACGCTGTATTCCGGGCTTTGTGTCTAAGGCAAAAACTTTTTTGGTCATTAGAACGTGCCTCCAGCAATGCCGGTGGTAAATGTACCTGTTGTACCAGAAACCACACCTGAAGCAGCTACAGCGCCTGTAACTGTTATGCCTGTTGCTGTTGCTCTAAATCTTTGAGTTCCAAGTACTGAAATGCCAAACTGACCTGCAGCAGGTCGATACACGCCGGTGCTGGATTCAGCAGCAAAGTTAAGTGAAGGCGTGCCTACCGAGCCATCCAAAAGACTTACGGTTGATGCGCCGGCTTGCGTTGTATTGGCATTTAAAAAGTTAACGCCATCACAAATTAGCGTTGCTTGCTGACCCGGTGGAATAGTTGCTGAAAAACCTAAGCCTGTAGTTACAGTAAGCCCAAAGCCATTGTCTGTTGTTTGGTTTGAAATAATGTACAGGTTAACAATTGGCGGAAACGTAACAACCACGCTGCTGGTTAAATTACCAACATACTCTTGAATGTTGTTTGCCGCCTCGTTATTGGTTAGCAAAACCGCGCCACCGGTAACACTCTTAGTTAAAGCGGTAAACACAAAAGATGTACTTACGCCATAGCCAATAGTTACATAAGCTGTGCCTGTGCAAACAATAAATGCAGACTCTGTAGGATTAAACGTCTTAGTGCTATTGCCATCAATCAACTCAGCACCGGTGCAAGAGATTGTGAATGACCCTGTGCCGTTATTCTTAAATAGTGTGAACCAGTTATTACCTAGCGTGGCAGCGGCCGGCAGTGTTGCAACACCTGAACCACCACTCCACACTCTGGTTTGTGAACGATCTGTAGCTGCAAATGTAGTGCCTGTTGTAATTGCAGCTGAAGGGTGACTTTGATTTAACGTTGCGCCACTTGCAACTAACCCATAACCCGCTAAAGTAGACGCATCAGCACTAGATGTGCCAGTACCAAAAGCAATAACGCCCCAAGTACCTTGCGCATTTGCATTAGTTGTGATGTAGATGTATTTTGACTCACCCGCAGCAACTGAAACAATAGTATTTGTGCCTGCATAATCTTTAACAGTAAATGTATTCGCACCAATGTTGCGAATTAGTGCATCATTACCGACAGAGTTTTGATCAGCAGGTGGCATATACAAGCTAAGACTGCCAGCAGTGGCAGTAACTTGCATAATACGAGCTGCATAATCAGCATTTGTTGTGCTGTTGGAAGGCCAGTTTAGTTGTGTATTTGCAGATAACGTAACAGCACGAAAGCTAACATCCGTCGGTTGAATTACATCACCAGTAAACGGACTTACATAGCTCATGAATCCACCGCTACGGCTTGACGATCAGCAACGCGAAGCTTATCTTCAGCCATCAGCGTTTGCATGATTAACTCATAGTTTTGCTGCCACATCGGCATACGCTCGTCATTCTTCAGGAATGGCATCGCTTGCATCAGTGACCCGTACAGTAACGCCTGAGGAGCGTATATAGTAAACCAATTAGTTTGATTCGATGAATCCAGAGGTTGTACTCGTTCATAGTACAACACTTCAAATGCATAGTTAGCATTTGGTGTTGGCGCTATTAACCAGTTGGAATAGTCATAGTCGCAATAATACAAAGGCACATCAGTGGCTGTTGAATCCGGCCAGTAATTGCGAAGGTACTCATACTTACGAAGCAGAACAGGCTGACGATCGCCGCTTACCGTTACGTTCATAGAAACAGTCTTATGCCAACGTGCAGGCTTGGCAATAACGCCATTGCCTAGCACCATTGTGCTTGTATTAACTGTTAAGTTACCAAGAAACTTAATTTGGCTAGCAATGATCTGCTCGGCCAACATAATAAAGAGAGGTATCTTTGCTATGGTGGCGGCATCAGTACGCTCCAGATAAGACTGGATGTTCTCCACTAGGGTGTCGTATGTCATTACTGCGGCAGTTGCCATGCTTACTTGCTCCGCTTTCTTGCCATCGCCATATTGTCAACCAAATTAGGGTAGGGTCTACCTGCTGCTTTAGCTCTTGCTTTTGCTGCCGACTTCTTCTGCGGCGAAAGAGGCTTAGGTTTACCTAATGATTTTGGCCGTGGTTTTTCCCAAACAGGCTTACTTGATGCCATTTTAATCACTCCTTAAAGATAAAGACATACGATTTTTACGATAAAAACAAAACTCTTTCATCAATTCTACGCTTTTGTAAGCCTTTTAAGACTTTACCGCCAGCCATACAATACTTCAGTAATTCTTCGGCAGCGCCTTCTTTATCGCCTCTAAGCAGTTTTTGGCGAAGCGTAGAACGCTGTAGTGTCCCAAGACCCACGTTAAAAGCAAAGCTAACAAGGCCATCAAACATACCTTGTGTAAGAGGGATAGGACAGTAAGTATGCACCCCACGCTCGAATCGTTGCAAATCATCTCGTAAAATAGCATCTACTTCTTCTTTTGAAAACGATCGATTATCTTCTTGGTGAAGCTGATAACCGCCTCTTTGATCAATTGGCATCTTGCCTTGAACAGGGTAAAGTACATGTCCGACTCCTATAGTCCATAGTTTTGCTGGGCATTGATACGGTTTGTATCTTACACCTTCATGGTGCTTGATCATATCAATGGTCTTGGCAGAGACGTTCATTTTCCGAAAGCCCTACCGCCAAAGTGGAATGCAATAATGCTTGCAAACAAAGCTTGAGTGTCTGAATCCCAAAGCATCTGCGCCAACTCAACAAATGTAACACCGTTGTGCCAGCCGTAGACAAACAAGCCAACATCAACAAAGACTAACAGAAAAAAGAAACCATAAGTAATAACTGGCCGCACCGAAGCACGTAGATTCTTCATCCACCGGCTTGTGCCTTCGTTCAATGATGTATCATGTTCGTAGATTGCTTGCATCTCAGCCTGCTGCGCGCCAATTAAAACTTGTTGCGTATTGGCGGCACTTTCAGTTGACAACTGCTCTGACCTAATGTGCTCTATGCGTTCCATGGCTTCAAAGCCCGCTTTACGAAGCTCAAGTTCACGTTCAATTTGCAGTCTAGCCAGCGCCAGTTCATGAAGCTTGTCAGACCTGTCTTGGAAGAAGTCCAAAAGCTTAGGCAACCCTCCCATTAAGAATGAAATTAAAGTTGATAATAAAGTTAACATTTGCCGTCCTTTTTAGAGTCGTCATTTTGCATAAGTTTGATACCAGACAGGAACCCAATCATGCCGCCGATAAGAGTAGAAAAAGCGGGTGAAATCATTTTGAAAATCTCTGCGTTGTCCACTTCCTTGGCCCACAGACCCAACATAAAGCTGATTACCATTGCCAATACGGAGATACATAGGGTCGTGCTTACCATGAGCGTGACGTACAGCGTCAGCTTGTCCCTCGTGTTTGGCGCAGGTTTGGGTATAGGCTTTCTGGTCATACAAGTTTGTCAATCTCGCGTTTAAGGTTTGTGATGTCAATGTTCAGCGTTATCTGCCTCATTCTGTATTCATAAATCTCATACTCATATTGGTGAAACTTCTTCACCTGCTTATCAATCTGCACCTGCAAAGCGTATTCAGCGTTTTGCTTTTCCACTTTCTTTATAAATAGTTCCTGTTGCACCATTGCTTGAGGCTGAACGACTGGATACCACTTGTCGTAGCTGATCTTCATTTCTTCTCTCGCTCAAGTGCATCTTTGTATCCATGAATGACTTTAGTTCTGAGTTCTGCTGAGTCTGCCGCGCCAGCCCACTCTGACAAATTGTTCCACATCACCACATAATCTTGTGATCGACAATGCTGTGCATTGTTTGTTAGCCACATTGACATCTGCTGATGGCGCTCGGACGGGTTGTGAATTGTCCAAGCAATTGACCAAAACTCTCGTACGTGACAGCCATTTTTGGCCACGGCCCCAACTAGCCCCAACAGCAGTAACAGTATGAGCCAACGCATTCACCATGTCCCAGCCCATACGATAATATAAGTGCCAAAAATAACAAAGGCAACTAAAAGAGTCGCCGCAATAAATGCTTCGACCCAGTCACGCATGCTAGTCTTCTGTTAAAGCGGGTTCAGAAACCGCAGGTGGTTTAGCGGCTTCTTGAATCGCTTGGATCAAGCCATACACCTCTTGGTAGGGGCGTGTGCCAAGGTAACCAAGCACTTGATTTACAACCTCAATGTCTAGATGTAATTTCATGGCTTTGTAAACGAGTATGTATCGTCTTCATTTTTAGTCACGATGTAACCGTAATCTACATCTACAGTGTCATCCAATTCAATATATGTGAACAATGGGTTTTTATGAGGATCGTTAAAAACGTGACCATCTTCAAACCGAAGTATCCCACGCACAACAACGGGGTTTTGACTTTCAACAGGCAATGGGTAAGCTAAGATAACTTTCATGCTTCCTCCGTTGCCTTGGCTTTTTCAATAACATCCGAAACATTTTTGATTGCTTCCTCATGCTTTTGTGCTTGAGGAATAGCTTGGTCTTGAATCATTTTCATTACAGGTGCAACTTGATGAAAAGGCAAATGCGCCAGTGTGTGCAGAATGTCATTCACCTGATCGACTGTAAAAGTCAAATCAATTGGCAAATGTCCAATTGGGTTTTTTTGTTCAGTCATGTTTTTCCTTTAATCAATTTGAACGATAGAAGCAGTTGCGTTACCAACATAAGTATTTATGCTTGGTGTGAAAAGTTTTCCAACACCACCAGTACCGGCGGTGGAAGCACTTGCTCTTGCTGTTGCTAGTACAAATGCGTTTCCTGTTCCTGAGTACGTCATACCAGAGTATGAGCCGGGGCTGAGATACGTTACATTGTTAATTTGTAATGAGTTAAAAGTTTTGGTTGTCCAAGTAATTAAATCACTTGACTGATACAAAACACTACTGTTATCTATAACATAATAAGTAGAGTTCAAATATATCATTTGATTAGTTGAAGGGTTTCCTGCAAAACTTCCATTGGTTGATTTAGATGTAAACGCATCAACAACACCTGTGGCTGAAGTAAAAATTTGACCAGAATTATTTAAGAAAATGTTTTGAGAATTATAATAATAAATATTATTTATATTGTTAATCATTATCTCCCAAGCTATGCCGTTTGTACTTCTAGCAATTGCGCCCGATGTATTTGCAACATAAAAATATCCGTTGTTGTATTGGATGGGGGGTTGGATAGAACCATTTTGAGGTGGTATGCTAGAAATTCCAACATTTCCAAACGTCCAAGTAGTACCTCCATTTGTGGTGGTTCCAAAATATCCGTTAGCCCAAACAATCACAAGTGGGCTTGTTGTTAACTCACCACCCCTTGCTATGCCCGCAACATTTACACTACTTGGCCAAGAAAATCCAGTAGGGTTACCCACATAACTAGGATTACCCATGATAGGAGACCAACCACCGGTTGAACTTGATGATTGAAACACCCATCCAGAAGTAGAGCCACCAAGATACCTTGCGGTACCGGGTACAACGCCTACGGCTGTACCATACTCAGCCCCGGGGAACGAACTAACATTCCAACCCGGATTACTTTGACCGTTTGCCCCTTGATTTGGGCCAGTCCCATAGTAAAAAGGCCCACCATTATTACCCCCGTTAGAGTAATAACACATCGCTCTCCAAGTTCCATCAAAAGGATTTCCCACGAAAATTGGATAACCTTGAAAAGTTCCATCGGCTAAAGATTGCGCGGTGAAACTAAAGTTTTGATTAGACATAACACCGTTGGTTGCTATATTAGTACCTTGAATATAAGCATTGTTAGCGGCATATTGCCATACTAAAACTTTATTAGTATAAGATGCGTTAGCCGTATTAAAATAAGCGGCACTAAACTGAGTAGGCCCTGCTTGATTGTAGCCAGTTAAATGCGAATAAGTAGTAAGATTCCAAGTTACCCCATCAGAAGAATATAAATACTGCCCTGTCCCTGTATTATTATTAGTTCTAGTAACAAAATAACCACCATTTGCGGCGTACACAGGATAACTTACATAACCCGATATACTATTAGCCGTGGTAGTTACTGCACCCCAAGTAATACCATCCGCAGAACTTCTTAAAAACGTATTTGGGTCGGTAGAGGCAATAAGATTATTAGTAGCTAAAACTTTATTGTTACTGGCGGCTATAGCACTTAAAGTTTGTCCTGATAATAATGCAACATACGGTTGCGTGAATGTTGTAAAGTCTGCGGTGTAATACGAAATACCCGTTGTTGCGTAAAAATAGTTAGTTCCAATGTATGCAATAGCGTTTATGGTATTTGATGAATTAAAAACTGTTGCCGCAGTCCAACTTAACGGTGTTGTAGTGGCGTAATAGCTAGCACCGTTTGCCCCGCCGGTTACAAATTTTCCGCCTCCATACACCAATGCAAAACAAGCATTTGTAGTTGATAAAGAAACTTGAGTCCAAGTTATCAAGTCTGTGCTGTAGTGAATTGTTCCACCAGTTGCGTTACAAACAACATAGTACCCGTTACCATAGACCACGTTTGTTAAATATACAGTTGGCGAAAATGTTTGTTTTGTGTATGTAATTCCATCTGCGCTAGTTAAAATTAAACCTGTACCTGTTGAATTATCAATACCAACAACAACGTAATTCCCGTTTAAATATGCAATGTTACCAATTCGGTAATTTGAATTTTCTACTGCGTACTCCGTTTTATAAAAACTTGTTCCTGTCGTAGAGATAGAAATTGAATCCCCAGCCGCAAGTGTGATTGGTGATTCCAACAAGTTAAGTGTTGCTTGACCCGGCGTTGGGGCATAGTATTGTGTGGCATTGGGCGCACCTGCGTAGCCAGTGATTTGATTCCGAACCAACGGGTAAGTTACGCCACCAGATACTTTGTTTACAGTAACTGTGTCATAGGTAGTTGTTAATGAAGAAGCAAGTACGCCTTTAACAACAGCAGTCTTGGTAGCGGGTACTGTGTAAATTGTTGACGGTGTAGTTGAGTTGTACAGAGCCGATGCTGAGATTGGAGTTTGTGCCATGATTTATCCTTTAACCCATGAAGTACCAAAGAAGTGAATTGTCGCCAGATCCAGCGGCGGCGATAGTAATAGAACCGCCAGCATTGGTGACTGTAATACCTGTACCAGCAGTTATAGTGGCTTTAGTCAACGTATTGCCTGTAGAGTTACCAATCAGTAATTGACCGTCGGTATAGGATGTCTGTCCTGTGCCGCCATTAGTAACAGCAAGTGTGCCAGCTAATGTGATAGTGCCTGATGTAGTGATTGGGCCACCGCTTGTGGTCAACCCAGTAGTTCCACCAGATACGCCTACAGAAGTTACCGTACCACCTGTACCAGTTGCAGATAACGTACCACCTGCAAAACTAACACCAGTTCCAATGGTCACATTGCTAAAACCGCCTGCGCCATTTCCATAAAGAATTGACGTACCGCTTGTTGCTGGTGCGTAATCTGTTCCAGATACTGCCGCGCTAATTGCAGTACCATTACCCTTTAGAACACCAGTAATGGTTGTTGAAAGCGTAATTGCAGGTGTTGTAGTTGCATTTGCAACAGTGCCTGCCAAACCATTAGCACTTACAACCGATACGGTTGAAACCGTGCCTGTTGTACCTGACTCAGAAGCTAGCAAAAACACCGCGCCGGTATTGTCTTTTGCGTAAAGCTTCTTATCAGTAATGTTAATTGCCAATTCGCCATTAGCAAGATTGCCTGAAGACGGAACGGCAGCAGCCGTTGTGCTGAAATACAGCGATATAGGTGTGAACCCAGCTTGAGCCATTAGAAAGTTCCTCCAGATACGCCAACGTAATTCGTGGCAGTCACAGTAGTAAAGCTACCAGCCGCAGCTGTTGAAGCACCAATTATTGTGCCATTGATTGCACCGCCTGTGATTGCAACAGTATTAGCGTTTTGCGTTGACATTGTACCTAAGCCAGTGATTGCTGTATTAGGAATTGTTGTAGAAGCAGTGACTGCTGAAGTGCCATTGCCAAATAAGTACCCAGCTAAAGTTGTAGCACCTGTACCGCCGTTGGCAACATTTAACGTACCGCCAAGAGTCAAAGTACCTGACACTGTAATAGGACCACCTGTAAGCGTCAGCCCAGTTGTACCGCCTGAGCCATCCACGCTTTGAACAGTACCGCCAGCTGCAGGAGTTGCTGAGATTGTGATGCCACCAGAAGTATTGGTGATGCTGACGTTTGTACCAGCAGTTAAAGTGGAAAGTGTGTAGCCCGTGCCATTACCAATAGCCAACTGACCATTAGTTGGAGTGGCCGTAAGTCCAGTGCCGCCATAAGCTGTACCAATTGCTGTGCCGTTCCATGTACCTGCTGTTAATGTGCCTACACCAGTGATTCCGGTGTAGGAACCACTTAATCTACCTGTACCAAGCGTTCCAGAAGTAATGTTAGAAGCATTGGTGGTATCAGTTGTAGCAGATGCAGCTAACCCTGACACCGCGCCAGCTGCAATTGCAATTGCTGTATTAGTGACTAAAGTTAATTGACCTTGTGCGTTTACCGCAAACACAGGCACTTGCGATGCAGAGCCGTAAGTTGCAGCAGTTACCGCAGTATTTGCAATGTTAAACGTATAAGCAGGCGATTCAGTTAAACCTGTACCAGCAGTGTAAGTTAATGGCGCACCAAACTGCGCAAATACAAGTGCAGTTACACCAACAACAATAGGCTGTGGAGTTTGTTGTACCCAAGATGTGTTTGCTAGCGTTGTGCCTGCTGTAATCAGGAAGAAGTCACCTGCATCAATTTGATCTACGCCTGTGCCTGAAGTATCAAAGTCAGTTGCACGAGTCAAAATGTATGGCGCACCAGCAGAACCAGTTTGTGTAACTGTGTACACACCGTTGTTTGCCTGTGTGGCCTGATTCTTAACCAAGATGCGGTTGGCTACCGCAACAGCTACGCCATCAACACTTAACGCGCCGTTAGCGCTTGCAGTTAAAGTTGCACCAACACCAGATGCACCGTTGTTGTACGTATTTGCTGGAAGCGCAGTAGTTGTTGCTAAACGGCATGACTGGTGAAAGTTAATACCTGAAGCAATAGCATCAGCATATTCTTTATTAACAATATCACTGCCAGTTGTTGGTGCAGTGGTAATTGTTCCAGTGGTCATTGCCACATTGGTAAACGTACCCGCCGCCGCAGTTCCTGCGCCAATGGTTGTACTGTTAATCGTGCTAGCAGTAATAGTTACGCCAGAAGCAGTGCCGCCTGTAATTGCAACAGCAGAGGCGTTCTGCGTAGACATAGTGCCTAAGCCAGTAA